GGTCGCCCTGCGGTCCGGCGGGACCAGTGGCCCCTGCTGCCCCAGCAGGACCAGTCGCGCCTGCTGGCCCCTGCGGACCGACCAACGACGCCAGCCACTGCGCTTCAGTGCCGATGAAGCCGCCGGCTACTGCTGCTTGATAGGCGCTGCTGCCAGTGGCGCCGGTTGCGCCCGCGGGGCCTTGTGGGCCCACGTCACCCTGCGGTCCTTGAGGCCCTTGCGCACCGGCTGGACCTTGCGGCCCTTCTGCACCGGCTGGACCCTGAGCACCGGTCGCACCAGCTGGGCCGATGATCGACACCCCAGCCGGCCAGACACCTGCTGCTTTCGGCCCGTAGATGGTCGAGGTAGCTGTGTCAATGAAGAAGTCGCCATCAGTGCCCGTCGCATTACTCGGAGCACTGGCACCGCTCAGCAGTGTCCGCCCGTCAGCGCCGGCAGGGCCCGTTGCCCCGGTTGCACCAGTCGGACCTGCAGGGCCAGTTTCACCAGCTGGCCCCTGCTGCCCCTCGGCAATGTTGAAGATGACCGAACCCCAGGCCCCGGCGGCTTTTGGCCCGTAGATGTCGCCAGTCTCGGTGTCCAGGTAGAAGTCGCCGGTGCTGCCCAGCTCAATCGCCGGGGCGCCCTCGCCCTGCAGCCAGGCGGCTGCGGCGCCCGTAGGGCCCGCCGGACCTTGAATCCCTTGCGGACCGGGAGCGCTGATCTCAGCCGTTGCCGGAACGCTGGCGCTGCTGATTGCGACTTGAACCTGATTGCTCATTGGTCGTCCGTCAAGCCAACATCAAGCACAGCCGAACCTTCAAGCCAGTAATCCGCTGCGCCACCGGGCTCGATCACCAGCAGATCCCAGAATCCGCTGCGGGTGATGGCCCTGGTTTGCGCCCGCGTCAGCGACAGCTTGATGCTGCCAGTCGCACGGTTCACATATTGAACCGTCAGATCCGCCAGCTTCTCCCGTCGCTTCTCGTCCCTCCAGATTGATGCCAGCACCGTGTAGCCGGTCAGATTGACCGCGACACCGCCAGCCTTTAGCACCATCGACTCCTCCAGCGTTGCTCGCTGAGGGATGCGCAGGCTGTAGGTGGCAGGACGGATCCGGGGCATGCCTCAGCTTTCCGCCTCTGGTGCCGCCGGCCGCTTCCGCGCAGGCTTGACCGCTTCAGGCTGGGGCTCCGGCTCGGGCTCGATGTCCTGCTGACTCATGGCCAGCAGCATCTGCTCAACCGTCACGCCCTGGGGCATTGCAAACGAAGCCATCGCTCAGTCCTCGTAGATAGTTGAAAGCCCTACGGCGCAAGAATGCACCGCAGGGCCGGGTGGATCAGTAGGCCAGGTCGACGCTGATCGTGTTCACCCCGGCGGGGGCATTCGCCTCGGTGCCGGCATTGGCACGAATCGCCACCACACGCACATCACCGGAAGTGATCGATGCGCCGGTAGCAGCCAGGGCGCGAACCTGAGCGCCGCTCAGTGCGATCTCCTGGATACCAGGAGCGCAGGTGATCACGGCGATGGTGGCGTAGTGGCTGTTATTGACGGTCCCGCCTTCGGGAACGTGAGCCACCTGCACGGTGTACTGCCCGGCAGCCGAGGCATTGCCACGGGCGACGAGCTTGAAGGTGTCCTGAGCCTCCAGGCGGGTGTTCAGGATCTGAGCGGCACCGGTGCGGGTGGCGGCGGCACGGCCTCGGGTGCCAGCAGCGACGGGGCCCACCAGGACGGTGGCCGCGTCGAGCGTATAGCCCCTGCGGGGCAGAAGGCCAGTAGAGCGAGCTCCCATGATGTGTTACCTCAGGATGAATAGATAGAAGGGATCAGGCCACCACGGCCGCATCAGTCACACCGGTCAGGCGGGCAGCAGAGCGGCCGTTGTAGATGGCCATGCCGCAGTACCACTCGATCCGGGTGCGATCGACCGGTGCATCGTCCACCTCACCCAGCTGCCGCACCGACACGCCGAACTGACCGCGAGCGCGGCCCTGGATGGCGGTGGTGAGCAGATCGCCGAACGCCACGCAGTAGATGCTGGTGGAGCTGTTGGCTTCAGTGAAGGGCTGGATCTGTTGGTTCTGTGCGTTCACATCGGTGACGATGATCGGCACATCGCCGTACTGGGTGACGCGGCGACCGAACTGATCCTGGGTGTAGTTGATAAACCCACCGATGGACGAGTTGCGGCTGGCGGTGTTGAGGCGCCGACGCATCTTCTTGTTCATGATCAGCACCTTGTTGCCGCCCATGGCGTCGCAGGCGTCGATCAGCTCATCGAGAGCGGTGAGCGACAGGGCGCCACCCATGCTGATCGCCTGGGAGCTGCCGGTGTTGATGCGGCGGCGCAGGCCATCAAACGCGCGAGGGTTGGTCGACTCATCACCGTTGATGAACTGATCCTCGAAGGTCATCCGCAGGCTGCGGACCTTCATGCGGATCTGATCAGCGATGGCCTGCGGGCCACGCATGTCGATGATGGCGGTGTCGACATCGACCTCGGCACCCATGATCTTCAGCTTCTCAGCCTGGGGATTCATGACCCCATAGGTGGCCTCAAGGGTTTCGTTGATGCCACGGAAGCCGACGGCAGGCAGTTCGCCTTCCTGGTCGTAGAAGACGCCCTCACCGTCGATGTCCTGGAAGGGCACGACGCCCATCAGGTCACCTTCGGAGAGCTCGGAAATAACGGCGAGGCGGGCCGGATCACGCTCCGACTTGGCCGCCTCCAGAAGAGTCAGTCCCATTGCTACAGGGGGAAATGGTTGGCTTTGATGGCGTCACGCCAGTGGGGGTGCATCACGCTTCCCCGAATCGCTGCAAGTTGCCCCCGGTTGCAAACCACGCCGGGGGCTTGTGATCAGGACCGCTTGGTGCGACCGAAGGCGGCGGCAAACTTCTCGGCGGTGCTCAGTCCCGACAGGTCTTGGCCGTTGCTGACTCGGCCATCGAAGCCACCACGGGCACCACCGCCGGCGCCATAGCGCGGCTTGAAGTGGATGCCGTGGACGGGGTCGTCGCGGAGCTTGGAGAAGTAGTCCTTGACGGTGACGCGTTTGTTCGTCTCCGGGTCCAGCAACGGCAGGCCGGTGTCGTCCTTGATGTAGCGGCCCTGGCCGTCCTCCGCAATCTTGTCGCCATGCAGCAGCCAGACGTAATCAAAGGGCGTGCGGCCATCGACGGAGGAGGCTTCCACTAGTCCATCAGCGGAGAGGAAGTCGCGTTCGGCCTTGACTCGCAGGGCATCGCGTTCGGCGGCGGCGGCACGCTGCTGCGCTTCGCCGAGCACCTTGGCGGTCTTCTCCTCCAGCTGCCGTTGCATCTGCTGGATCTTGAGGTTCGCCTTCTCCTCAGCCAGCTGGCGAGCCTGTTCGGCGGCTTCCGCCTTGCGTTGCGCCTCTTCAAGGATCTTCGGGTTGGCGTCACCGACCTCGCGGAGCTGCGCTTCAGCGGCCTTGGCGCGGTTGCGTTCGCGGCGCGATTCCTCGCGGAGCGCTTCAATCACCTTGCGGAGCTTGGCGGCCTCGTCGCTATCGCCATCAGCGCTGCCGGTATCACCAGCGGAGGCAGGATCAGGAGCGCCGCCGCCATCGGGCTCATCAGCGGGGTCAGGATCGACGGTGGTCCAGGTCTGAGGCAGGCCGGTCAGGGACCAGCGGTGGGGAATGAACACGTGGCATCACGCCTTGGGCTCCGTAGCTTTCCGGGCCTGTTGCTGCTTCTGCAGCTTGAGGCGTTGATTGGCGATCCGCATCTGCGCGGCATCTACCAGGGCGGCTTCGGAGTCGGTGAGGGGTTGGGTGGTCATGGCGTCAGGTCAGCGGCAGAAAAGCCGAGCGCCAGGCACATCTGCCGGCAGTAGTCGGGGTCGTCCCAGTCCCAGAAATAGGAAGGAAGGATTGATGGGGGGTAGCTGTATGTCGGAGCAGGTACGGTAGAGTCGCCGAGGGACAATAGTAATGCGAAGTTGGTTTCATCAACAGACTCGGGATCCCCAAGCCATTCAGCGAAATAAAATCTCTTTTCAACGGGCTCTCTTTCTGGATTACCTCCAATCCCTCCGCTCAGGATGCCGAATCTATAATCTCTAAGGATATAGTTTTTGCCAGCTGGAAACTGCTTGGAGCCGACTCCTAGATATTGAAAGACTGAAGGCGAATACTCCCCCTCAAAAGCAGACGCATCAGCCCATCCTACGTCTGAGCTATAGAAAAGATCGTTGGTTTGCAGCCCGGAGAGAAGCGACTGCAGGGAGGGCGGCACGGCAATCTGCTTGGCGGTTGATGAGCCAACCAGGAACGCAGCAACAAATGCCAGCGCTTCGGTTTGGAATGCGTAAAGGCACGGCACAACGATGCCAGCATCGCCTCCAACGGGGATGATAAAATAATTAGCACCTGGCACTCCTTCGTTTATCGGTTGAACGTAACCGGTAGTACCTTGCAGGCGAATTGAGTAATCCCCTGAGCGGACTTCCCAATCGTAGCTTAAGGCAGCCCCGCCTGATACCTTATAACCAAACCAAGCAACGCCAATCTTTCTCCCGCTATCCTCGGGAATCGCCGCCGGCTTCGGCAGCCGCCACGTCTTGCTGCTGGCGCCGATCTTGACGAACTGCGGACGAGGCCGCAGTGACGGCCGTGGCCGCTGCTGGTCCTGCTGCAGCCGCCTGCGGTTCGCCAGAATGCGTGCCTTGACCGCTTCAAGGATGGCGAACGGCACCTCCTCCAGGTTGATGTTGAGCGTCACGGCTTGATGCCAAGCGTGATGTTGAAGCCGCGGGACTGACCGACCGCCAGCAGGATCGGCGTGTCGAGCAGGTTCACCGCATAGGGCATGGTGCGCGTGGTGCCGATCTTGATGATCACCGCGTCGTATTGAAACCCTGCACCAGTGGCGGGACCGAACTGCCCGGTCAGCACCGGCGATTCCCACCGACCGGTGCTGGTGTTCAGGCTGCCGGTGCCGACGGTGCCGGTCACAGCCGCATAGCCTGCGGTAGCCGCCAGCTCTGCCGCCTCCCATGCCGCGAGCGTACTGGCGGCCGTGAGGCTGCCAGTAGTGGCGGCGAACACCTTGAAGGACTGACCGGCGAGCACCAGGCCGTGCTCAAACTGCAGTTCACCCTGCGTGATGACGAAGGGCATGATCAGGCCACCACACCAGAGAAGATGCCAGCCGCATCCCATGCGATCTGGAACGGCGTGCCGGCTGCAGCAGTCTTCGTCTCGCCGAAGTCAATCCATGCCAACGGTGGATCATCTGTGACTGTGTCGTTGTAGATCTGTGCCCCGATGGCTTCGATGGTGCCGCCGGATGCGTTCCATGTCACATCATCTGCATCCCACTTGGCGTCGTTGGTGCTGACGGTGCTGACGGTGATGTTCGCCAACGTGGCGCCGCCAGTGGTGTAGCCGTTGCCGTTGGCCACCTCCGTGGCGCCTGTGCCGGCGAGCGTTGTGTGCGTGGCGTCGAAGCTGCCAGAGCTGACGAGCCGGACCTTGTAGGTGTCTCCGATGCCACGCTCCAGCAGCAGCTTCGACGTGTGGTTGTAGAGGCTGATAGTGGCGGGCACAGACAGGCGGGAGCTTGTGTCCTAGCTTTCCGGCGGCACCGGCCAGGAGATGGCGAACGGATTCGGCTGGGTGGTCAGCTCACGCAGCTGTTGCCGGTAGATGGCCCAGGCGGGGCGATCGGCACCGAGGTCAAAGTCCTCAATCTGGGTCCAGTCGCTGGCTTGCAGGAGCTGCAGGCGCTGTTCGCGGATCTGCTGCCATTGCGCCTCCAGCTCGGCGTCGTTGTAGGCCCGCACCAGGAAGCTGCTTCCGTCCCAGTCGACGGTCTCGGTGGTTTCGTCACAGCTGGGCCTCTCAAAGGGGCCGGTGAAACCAGCGGCCTCTAGCTCCTCCGGCGTGAAGGTGCTGGCGTCCGTGCGGGTGCTGCCGTCCGGCAGGCGGATGCGGTGGGGCAGTGGGGCAGGAATGGCGGATTGGTGGGAATAGAGCATTTGTCGTCACCCAACGCGATAACGAACAATCACGATCCCAGAGCCACCTTTTCCTCCGCCGGCACCGCCACCGCCGCCAGTATTGGCCGCTCCATTAGTGGCCGATTGGCCTGCAGGAGAATTGTTCCTGCCAAGTCCGCCACCTCCTGATGCAGTGCCTGATGTTGCTGAGTCATAGTTCGCACCAGCGCCGCCACCAGCTCTTTCTACTGCCGTCCCAGTAATAAATGAAGTAATGCCAACTCCGCCATTACCAGGCGCACTTCCTGATCCGTTACCGCCTACGCCGCCAGCTCCACCGCCACCACCACCGCCAAACACTCCAGTTTGGCCGGCCGTTCCACCGGCAAATCCTTGTCCAGTGGTGCCAGCGCCACCGCTGCCAGAAAACCAAGCACCTCCGCCAGACCCTCCGCTGCGTCCACTGGCAGTGTTGTCAGCGCCGCCACCGCCACCACCACCATTGGCGGTAATCGCTGCAAACTGACTATTGTTGCCATTAGTGCCTCGCAAGTCGAAAGTGCTTGTGTTGGAGTAAGTCGCATTGCCCGCGCCACCATCTCCAACAACGACTGTGTAAGAACCCGGCGTAAGCACAAGCGGGCTCTCACCAGCCTCGCCAGCAACAGCAGATCGATAGCCGCCGGCTCCACCGCCAGCACCCCTGCTTCCTCCGGATCCGCCACCCCCGCCGGCAATCACTAGATACTCAAAGATGCCACCTGTCGACACTTCTAAGGATGATGTGCCCACTGTTGTGAATGTGTGCACTCTGTAAGCAATGCCATCAATAATGATCGTTTCTTCAGATCCACCACTTGCAACGGCACGCAATGAACCGCTTCTAAAGATCGCCTGTTCTTTTAGCGTCCATGCGCCTGGAGCCGCTTGTGCTGACCAAATACGCCTCGCCCCAATCAACCCACCATTAAATCCCAACATCAGCTGATGTCCTCATACGAGATGACCAGCTCCAGATCACCAGCAGCGCTGGCCTGTGCTCTCAGGCTCTGGCCTTCCTCCAAGTAGACGTAGGCGTCCCGGCTGATCAACACCTGCGTTGCATCAGCCGGAACGGTGATCGTGTGCGCCACTTCGTATCCCGTCGTGCCGTCCCAGTGCTGCAGCGTGATGTCTGCTGCAGCGGTGCCGTCCACGTTGGCGCAGTAGACGCTGTTCACCTTCAGCACCTTGCCGCTGGCGGCACTGTTGCTCAGCGCTGCCGCCATGCTGGTCGTGACCGCATAGCCGATCGTCTTGCCGGTGATCGTGGTTGGGCTTTTGAGGTTTGGGGCGGCCATGGCAAGGGCTCAGTGCTCTAGGTTGCCGGTTAATCCGCCCACCAGTCGGGATAAAGGTCGCTGTCCCATCCGTAGTTCTGCAACACCCAGTCACTCCAGTAGTCGGAAGTCGGGGCTGCTGTGCTCGCTGTCGGCGCCAATCCGGTGAGCGCAATAGACGCCAGCGGCACATCCACCAGGTCCGAGGTGGCGACAACTGGCGCCAATCCGGTGATGGTGACAACCGCAGCCGGCACATCAACGACGGTGCTTATTGCCACCTCTGGGGCCAGGGCGGAGATGGTCAACGTCGCGGCAGGAGCGGCGATGATGACAGCCAGCGGCGGCTGAACATGCTTGCCGCTTGCCACGGTCCAGGTGGTTCCTGCTGCGTTGCCCTCAAACACCCAGCTCTGGTTGGCAGCAAAGGTGCCGGAGGCCAGTGCAGTGGTGGCGGTTGCCAGCATGAGCGGACCCGCAACGCTGCCGGCGACATTGCCTGTGCGAACCTCCAGCCACTGAGAGCCGTCGCCGTTTGGCGAGTAGAAGGTAACCTCATGGAAGCGGTTGCTGTTCCCGGCGCCCGCCGCAAAATCGGAGTTCCCTTCCCAGCGAATTCTGAACTCGTCGGTGCCGACCTTAGTGTAGACCCGCTGATAACTGAAGTCACCGGAGCCGACGTGCAGCTTCGGCAGGCTTGGTACAGATTCGCCCAAGTTTACGTATTGATTACTGGTGCCGCCGAAGGTGATATAGCCATTGGAGTTGACGTAACAGGTGGCGTAGGCAACGTTGCTGAGCGTGAACTCAAAGCCGAAGTTGCCCGTCTGTGTCGCGCCTTCGTCTGCCGCGCTATTGAAGATGAGCTGCCAGCCATCATCTGTTGCTGCCGTAGTTGGCGACACTTGACCGGCGCCAAGCACGGGCGCTGCGGTTCTTTCGACAATCAACCGCGAATAAGGGTCAATCAAGATGTCGGTTCCATCGACAAACGGCCCAGCCGCCAGTACATCCTCATCTGTTCCAGCGTCCAGCTCGTACTCAACCTCCACCACCCGCAGCGACGGCCCAGCGGCTACCGTGAAGCGCTCCAGCGTCAGTGTTGGCTGCACCAGTGTCACATTGCTGCGCCATTCCTTGAACACATCCGCCCCATTGGTAGGAAGCGCTGTGAACACCGACGACAGGTTGCGCACGTCAAACCCACCAGGGATGTTGATGCTGTTCGCCTTGACTGGACTGGCCTCCACGGTCGTGCCACCTGCTGGGCCAATGGCAGACGGTGCCACCGGCAGCCGCAGCCAGCTGGTCGCCGGCGCGCTGGCCCCGTCGTAACCGGTCACGCCGATCAGCATCAGGTCGCTGCTGACGACCATCCCCTCAGGGCCCCAGGCGTAGCTGACGGCATCCAGCAGAAAGGCGCCCTCGATGCCGGCCAGGCGGATGTAGACCGGCGAGAGGTCCAGGGTTGGTGTCTCATTGAAGCCGGAGACGATGTTCTGGCCAAAGGAATGGCCGATGTCGAGCGCCGCTTCGGTCTGACCGAACTTTTCCGCTGCAGCACGGGCATTGCTGCGGTAGAGCTTGCGAATGCGCTTGTCGTAGTAGAAGTAATCATCCGGCGCGTACGGCATCGCATAGGTCGCTGTAACGGTCGGGTCATTGTCGTTATAGGACTGTCCATCAAACACCACCTGTCCGGTGATGGATTTGTCGTTGTTGACCTCAGGCTCTGGGTTGAAGTAGGTGGTGTCGGTGTTAAAATCCTCAAAGCCAAACGGTGTGTTGTCTGCCCAGTCAGGGATGCCGTCACCGTTGCTGTCGATCGCTGTATTGAATGGGTCGCTTGGATCGGTAACGTAGTCCTGCCAGTTGCCGCTCGGCAGGTTATCGGCCCAGTCGGGGATGCCGTTGCCGTTGCTGTCGATCGGCGTGCTCTGCCAGTTAATCGGATCGACGACATAATCCTGCCAGTTGCCGGATGGCAGATTCTGCGCCCAGTCAGGAATGCCGTCGTTGTCAGTGTCAATAAAGGTATTCTGCCAATCCAGGGGATCGGTTACGAAGTCCTGCCAGTTACCGGATGGCAAGGTGCTGGCCCAATCCGGCACGCCGTCGCCGTTGCTGTCGATAAAGGTGTTAAACGGGTCGCTGGGATCCGTGACGTAGTCCTGCCAGTTGCCCGAAGGCAAGAGGTCGGCCCAGTCTGGAATGCCGTCGTTGTTAGTGTCGATCGCTGTGCTTTGCCAGTCAATCGGATCGGTAACGAAGTCCTGCCAGTTACCGCTAGGCAGGAAGTCCGCCCAGTCGGGAATGCCGTCACTGTTGGCATCAATGGCGGTATTGAGCGGATCACTTGGATCGGTAACGTAATCCTGCCAGTCTTCACCTGGCGGCAAAAAGCTGGCCCAATCCGGCACGCCGTTGCTGTTGCTGTCAACGTTGACGTCCTCCCAGTCAATCGCAGGCGGCACATAAGCAGCCCAGTCAGGGACGCCGTTGTTTGACGTGTCGACGTTGAAGTCCTGCCAGTCCACTGATGGCGGGATGTACTCCGCCCAGTCGGGGATGCCAGTGCTGCCGCTGTCGGTGTTGATGTCCTGCCAATCAATCGCCGGTGGCACGTAGGCTGCCCAGTCCGGCACGCCGTCGCCGTTGCTGTCCAGGTCGTAGTCCTGCCAGTCCACCGATGGCGGCACATACGCTGCCCAGTCCGGTACGCCGTTATCGGTGGTGTCTTGATTGAAGTCCTGCCAATCAACGGACGGCGGCACATAATCAGCCCAGTCCGGCACGCCGTTGCCGCTGGTATCAACGTTGTAGTCCTCAAACGTCTGCGGCACGAACGGCGCCCAGTCAGGCAAGCCATTGCCCGTGCTGTCTCGGTTGAAGTCCTGCCAGTCTGCGGTAGGCGGGACGTAAGCAGGCCAGCCCCTGTCGTTGCCGAACACCTCAGTCGGCGTAGCACCAGGCGGGATGTCGACGCCGTTAGTGACCTCACTGCCGGCCAGCTCGGAGTCGGAGGGCTTCGACGGGACAGGAGCGCGGCCGATGGAGACCTGAACTTCAGCGCCCTGGAACACCAGCTCCGAGTAACGACTGATCGCATCGTTGATGCGCGTTGAGCTTGCGATGTTGAGATCCTTGACCGCTTTCATCCAGCGCTCAAATGAGCTCTTGCCTTCGCTGGAAAGACCTAGCGCAATCCATCGGCTGGTTTTGGTGCGCGTGAAGTCACGACCGTCAGCACCCTTGGCCTGCTCGTACTCAACGATTGTCCGCTGACTCAGGTAGAGACTGGATGGCGGATCGTAGTAGAAGGGACTGAATAATAAACCACTCAACACGGTCCACCAGTATGGGATGCCCTGCAGCTGACCGGCAAGCGAGATGCCAGTAATGCTGACTTCTGTCGTTTCCCTGAACAGGATCGGCCCATCAACTGATGTTCGGTACTCGTATCTGGTTTCGGAGATCTCCTCATCATTGCCAGACGGGAGCCCACGATTGAACTTCAGCCGTGCGGAAACGTACTCAGGGTTGACCGACGCACGGGTTGTGACCTTGACATCTCTCTTGGAAACCTGTACGTCTTGCGTCTTTCGACTTCCTTCTCTGTCGATGTAACTCAGTACCTGATAGCTTGATGTGCTGCTGCTTTTGGTTGTACTCAGCAATAGCTGCGTCTTTTCCTCCGGCTGCTGATTGCCGACTGGCTCGCTTTTCCATGCGATCGTGATCTTGTCCGGCGCGGAAATCGTCTCACTCTTTGTCCAATCTAGCAGGCTCATGCCGATCGCTCCGCTGCTGTATAGGTCACGATGTAGTTATCAGCCGGCTCCTGCCCCACCGTGATCGGCTCGATGCTCACTAGGTTGCCTTCCCGTAACACCGGACCCTTCCCACCTTTGCCCAGGTTCAGAGGCACCACCTCAAACGTCTCGTCCGGCTTGATGCGCCCGAAGCAGCACTCCGAGCGGATCAGATCACCCATCACCTGCACATAGCCGCCGGACAGGTCCAGGCTGGGGCGGAGGAACGCGAACTCCAGCGGCCGGCTGCTGGCGGCCAGCGTGAGGCCGATCTTTGCCAGGCAGAACTCCAGCACCTTCTGCGCATAGATCGGCCGTGGCGCCAGTGCCTGCTCCTCTGCCGTCAGTCCTGCCCACCACGGCGGTGCGTACAGGTCCGGCGTGTAGGCGATCGGCTCCTTGCGCTCCTTCATCAACGTCAACCGGCAGCCCACCTCAATCTCAGAGCGGCGCTCCAGCGGGTAGCTGACGGATCGGATCACCCGCAGCGGCTTCGGGAACCGCGTCACCTTGCCGGTCTGGCTGCAGGCCACCAGGAACCGCACCAAAGTGCCACGGGCCGGCGTGATGATGCCATCTGCCTGCAGCCGGCCCTGGGTCATCACCAGGCCTGAACGGTCGCTGATCAGGTTGCTACCCAGGTCGCCGGTGGTGACGATCCCGAGATCCGTGGCAACGACAGCGCGAAGGTCAACCGTCATCAGCGCACCTGCTTCAGGTCCAGTGACACCAGGAACCGCGTCACCCGGGCGCCCGCGACGATCACCGGCGTCTGCTCGATCACCGGTGGCGTGACCGGAAACCAGGCGTTGACGGCTGGCGTGGTGGCGATGGTGGTCTCGTACCAGGTGCGGATCGTCGCGGCAGCCCCGGCGGTATGGGTCCAGCCCTGGATCCGCTTCATCTTGCTGGCCAGCAGCGGGCCGCGGATCACATGCGTGCCGGTGGCGGCCAGCTCCATCGTCGGGCCATCCTCGAAGCCATCCGATGCGGCCGTCAGGTTGAGGGTGATGGTGCCGAGCGTGTAAGTGCCGTAGGTGCTCTCGTTGTCCTCGATCTCGGTGGCGAGTGCATCGCTGCGGAGCATCACCGCGAGCATCTGCGCGGCATCCGCCAGCTCGAAGCTGACCGACACCATCGCCCCGGCCGCTGATGGTGTCGGCGGTGACGTGAACCAGGCGGCGACGTTCGTCCACGTCATCCCCCAGACCTTGCCGCTGGTGTTGACGGTGCTGCCGACCGTCAGACTGACCATGGTGTCCGGGTCCGCCAGGCGCGCTGCCCGCCAGGTGGAGTAGATGCCGTCAAGCGTCAGCCACTCGGCTGGCGTGAGGATCGCCTGCACGGGCCAGCGGCGGGCCGTCTGCCCGCTCAGGCTGTCGCCGGCATGGGCGAAGGGCAGCTGCTGGTGCTGCTTGATGGTGAGGCTGCCGACGGTGATGGACATCTCAGCTCAGCAGCGTTCTCATCACCTGGGAGCCGGTGGGCCCGGTGCGGTGCTGGACGTGAACGGACCAGTCGCGGCGGGCGAGGTTACCGACCTCCTGCCGTAGCTTGCCGACCTCGATCGCCAGCTCTGCCGTGCCGCCCCCGGTGCCGCTGGCTTCCACCGCGGCGCGAGCCTGCAGCTGAGCCGTCATGCCGGCAGGGATGACCACGCCGTCAGATGGCGCGCGCCAGACCGAGTTGGCCGGGGCATTGATGAGGCTGAGCCGACCGGCCGACAGGAACGCCTCCTGGCCCAGCTCGTTGATCTTGTACTCACCGCCTGCCTCGACCGGGCCACCGGTCCATCGGGAGCCGGGGAGGTTGGAGGCTTTCTCCAGCTCTCGGAAGAAGTCGCCTGCGGCCCTGGCCGCCTCGGCCGTGCGGTCCCTGACCGCGGCCATGCTGGACTCCAGGCGGATGTCACGGATGTTCTCCGCGAAGGACTTGGCCTTGCTCAGCCAGCCGGCGAAGTCACGGGCGCCCTGCACGGCAGCGGGGGCGCGATTGCCGACCTGCAGGAATGCTTCAGCCACGGCCCCGGCCGGTGTGGCGGAGTCCTTCAGGCTGTCCTTGAGCCCATCGGCTTCACCCTTGGTGTTTTTGGCCCTGCCCTCAGCGTCACCGAGGAAGCCAGCGATCTGATTAGCCGGCGTCCCCGCGGCCTGCAGCGACTGCCGGACGCCATCGGTGGCGGTCTTCGTCTGCCCAGCGGCCCTGCCCGTGGCGTCATACCCACCCTTGGCGCCGGCGAGCTGGCGGTTCATCTCCTCAACCGACCGGTTGACCTCCTGCTGGCTGCGGCCCAGCACCAGCGTGCCATCAGCTGCCCTGCCGATCGCCAGGCCCGACTGCCGCGCCAGCTCGGTGTAACGCTGCTGATCCGTAGCGCTGGCCTTGGTGACGGTACTGATCCGGCCCTGGAGCTCCACCAAGGTATTGGCCGGCTGGAGGGTGCCGTTCACGGCAAAGGCATAGCCCTTGGCCGCTGCCTCTGCCCGCAGGCCGTTGGCGGCCGCTTCCTGCTGGAAGCCCAGTGCGGCGCGCTCCAGGGGCTGGGTTTGAGCGAGCAGGTCGACCTGCTGGCCCTTGATGCCCAGGATCTGCGCCTGCAGGTTCACCTGGGCCTGTGCAGCATCGATGGCGAACTTGTCGCCACCCGCAACCGCCTTCTGCAGCTCCGCCTGCGCCTTCAGCAGCTCCGCCCGCTGCTGCATCACCGCCAGGTTCGCCTCTGTCCGCGCCTTCTCCTGCGTCAGCGCCAGCATTGTCCGCTGCAGCGCCTGCTCGGTCTGCAGTGCCTGGAAGCGGGCCTGCAGTGCCGCCTTGTCGTTCGCCTCGATCCGGGCCTTGATGGCACCGATCTGCTGCTCGCTGGCGCCGCGCCTCTCCGCCTGCTGCAGCTCAAAGCCCAGCGCCGAGCGTGTGACGGCATAGCGCGACTGCTCGGCCTGCCCGATCGCCTGCGCCAGGTTCAGCAGCTGCTGGCCGACCGCGAGCTGAGCGTCCAGATTGCGGATGGGGGCTTCGGCGATGATCTTGTTCAGCTGCGCCTCAGCGGCCGCCCGCGCCTTGATGGCTGCCTCCTGCTCCTTGGTGGCTGCCGTGATCTTCTGATTGGCCGGCAGCAGGGAGTTGAGCTGCTGCAACCGGATGTCGCTCAGCCTGATGTCCTGCCCGGCGGCCTTCGCCAGCGCTTCGTATTCCTTCGCAAGCTGCTGGTTGCCGCTGTTGCGTGCGGCTGCTGCCAGCTGCAGGTATTGATCCCTCAGCTTCACCGCCTGATCCCTGGCTGCCACCAGGGCGTTCGCCGTCGCGGTGATCTGCTGCAGCTGCGCAGTGTTTGGCGGGCCACCAGCATTCCTCAGCTCGGCAAAGAGCTTGCCCGCTGCGTTCTGTGCCGCAGCGGCCTGAGCCTGAAGGTTGCCAAGGGCAATGCCGGCTTGCTCCAGTCCTTGCGTGGCGTTAGCGTCATCAAATGCACCTTTGAGTGATCTGGCAAGTGCCATAAAGCCATCAATCGCCAGCTTGAGCGGTGGCATGCCAGCCAGGATGACATTCCAGATGTTTTTTAACGCATCGGCCGCAAAGTTACCGATACCGGGAATGTTCCGCAGTGGAGCAAGAAAGCCCTCCACCGAGATGGCGCCGTTCTGCCATGCCCTGGCGAACGGTCCGCCCAGTGTCGTGAGCTCACTGGTCTTGATGCCGGCGGCGGTGAGCGCCTTGGTCAGCTCCATCTGGCCCGCAGCCGCCGACTGGGCGATCCTCTGTGAATCAGCAGTGCTGGCGTTGTAGGAGGCGAAGGCCGCAGCGACACCGCCAACGGCAAGCGCAAGCGGGCCGAACTTGGTTGCAAGGCCGACGATCTGCTGCTGCAGCTCACCAGTCTGCACAGAGGTCTTGAAGGCCAGCCACGCAGCTTTTGCGGTGGCGATGTCTGCGATGAACTGCGTTTTCAGCAGCACACCAAGAGCCTTGATGCCATCCATCGCGGCTTTGATCTGCCCACCGATCAGTTCGCTGTTGAAGGCGATCACTGCCAGCCGTGCCGCCACATAAGCAGTCGGGAGGCCGACCACCACCGCTGCGAGCGCCTTCAGCGGTGCCGGCGCGTCAATCGCGGCCTGCGCTGCATCCGCCAGACCCTTGGCGATGTTGGTCAGTGCCTCGATGACCGGTAATGACGCCCGCACAAAGACATTGCCGACCGTGACGCTCAGCTCATTCCATGCAACCCGCTGGGCATTAATCCGCTCCTGCGTAGATTGCAATGTAGTGCCGAGCTTGCTCAGCTCGGCTTCATTCATGCCTCGGATCGCCCTAATCACGATGTCGGAGGTGATCTTGCCTTCACTGCCGAACTGCTTAACCTGCCCAACGGTGATGCCCATCTCCTTGGCAATCGCCTGAGCGATCGGCGGCATCTGCTCCATGATGGAGCGCAGCTCATCACCCTGCAGAGTGCCAGCCGCCAGGCCCTGGCTCAACTGCAGCACTGCCGCTTGCACACTGCCGGCGCTGAGGCCGAAGTTCTTGGCGGCAGCGTTGGTGGCTGTGAAGACGGTGCTGATGTCATTCAGGCTGATGCCCGTTGGTCGTAGAGCCCCGTAGAGCTGCAGGAAGCCCTCTGCCGCCTCGGTGTTGGTGATATTGAGCTGTTTTGCGCTTTTAGCCACCAACTGCTGGATCTGATCCGTCTCACCGAACTGACCGCCGAGCGCCTTGATGCGCACCTGGGCAGACTCGGCGGCTACAGCAGCGTCATAGGCGCCCTTGGCGAAGGCGGCCAGTCCGGTGCCAATGCCGATGGCAGCAATCGCCGGGCCAAGGGACTGCATCACGCCCTGTAGTCCTGATGCCGACTGCGTGGCGTCCCTCAGCTCCCCTTCGGTTTCGCGGATGGCACCCTGCAGCTCCTTGAATCGCTGGCTGCCGATCGGCACCTTGGCCAGTTCGCTCTGCAGGCCTTGCAGTTTGGTATTGAGCGCCGTGATGCTGTTGGCATCAACACTGACGAGGATCTTGTTCCGCTCAACCTCTGCAATCTCCGCCTGCGTGCGATCAATCTGCCGCTGCAGATCGATGAACTCACTGCTGTCAACGTCAACCTTGACCTGTGCTGACTGCAGCGCCTGCAGCTTCGACTGCAGCGCCGTGATAGACCGGCTGTCAACACCGATCGCCACCTGCCGGCGCTGGATGGCATCCAGCTGAGCCTGCACCGCCTTGATCTGCTGCCCGGCGGCAGTGAACGCCCGGCTGTCAACATCGACCTTGAGCTGCCGTTGCGTCAACCGCTGCAGCTCCTGCTGCAGGGCTGTGATGCTCCTGCTACTGAAACCCTGCAGGCCCTCCGCCAACCCCCTGCCCGCACTGGCGCCTGCCGCCTTGGCGTCCTGCTCCAGCTTGGCGAAGCCGCGCAGGATCGCGCTGGCGTCAAAGTCAACTGAGACTGTGAAGTCGCTCATGCGCTCACCACGGCTGTGACGTTGGTCCAGGCGATGACCACCTGATCAATGACGCCGATCCCCTCACCAGGCGGATCGCCATCCATCGCCCGGGCCGTGGCGCCAGGCAGGAGGGCCATCACCCGCTCGGCCATCGCCTGCAGGGTGTCGGCGGCACCCCAGGCGGCGACGTAGATGCGGAACGTCGGGTTCAGCAGCACCCCGCTGTAGAGCGTCCGCGGCCCGTACATCGGCAGGCGGCTGATGCTCACCTCGATGCCGTCCATCGTCGTGCCCGGCGGCAGGCTCTCACCAGCGAACAGCGGCACCATCGCGGGCGCTGTCGTGCCGTCCTTGAACGTGTAGGTGCCCAGGCCGTCCGCGATGGCCTCATCTGCCATCAGCAGATCGAACAGCTCGGCAGCGGTCGCGGGGAGGGCCATGCGTCAGCTTTCCGGCAACCTCTCCCAACCGCTGCACCGCCATGGGACTGCCGCTGCACGAACAGCTGAGCCATGAGAAGTGGCGGCGGATGATCAACGACGCCGTACCGGGCGACCTCGAAGCGCTCCGGCAGCTGACGCACACGATCTTGAACTGGGGCATCGCCTGCCGTGGCCTGGCGCTGGAGCGGGCCCGCCAGATGCTGCCGCAGCAGGAAGCCCCGACCGCCGAGGCGACCGGGGCCGTGCCGTCACCCTGTGATCAGAACTCCAGCTCGTAGGGGCCGTAGGCCCGCACGGTGGTGCTGTACTTCACGATCGTGCCAGCCTGCGGCGACTCCTCGAAGCCAGTGAAGCGGCCGTAGCCGTAGCTGGTCTCGTTGAAGCCGGTCGGGCCCTGGCGGGCGTACTTGATCATCAGGCCCTCGCGCACGCTCTCCTTGGCAGCGATGCGCATGAGCTTGTAGGCGGCATCGTTGTGATCGGTGACGCCCTCCAGGCTCCAGCTCATCGACTTGCTGGTGGCAACGCTGGTATCGAACGACTTGGTTTCGTCGTCGTAGGTGATGATCGTCTCCTCACCTTCCGACTCGCTCGGGGCGCAGTTCATCAGGCCCAGCAGGCGGATCGGGCTGTCCGTGCCATCAAGGGCGAGCACCGCGCCGCTGACGGTGCCGGCGTTGACGGTGGCCTCGGCCTGGTTCGTCTCGGTCGTGGCGAACGTCAGCGTGAAGGGGCTGTTGGTCGTCACGCCGGTGATCACCCGGGTGCCGTTGAGGCCCGCGAACGGAGACGGCAGGCCGGCCACCACGATCGTGGCACCATTAGCGAAGCCGTGGGCGGCAGCGAAGGTCAGCGTGGCGACGCTGCTGGCGATCTGCGCTTTGGTGACGGTCTTGGTGCCGCCGGCGATTAGCTTGAAGGTGGCGCCCGTACCGGTCGGGAACACCAGTGCGCTGTTGCTCAGCAGGGTGGTGTTGTTGATGAACTTCCCGGCACCGAGGCCCGCACTGGGCAGCAGGGTGGCCAGGTCAACGGCCGACTTCTTGATGACCTGAAAGAAGAAGTTGTAGCCGTAGGCCTGTGAATAGACCTGAGACATGATCGGCGATCCAGTGGACTCGCCGTCAGTGGTCCCGATCGCACAAGCCGACCCGCTGGCTTGCGGATGGGCCTGGAACACTGACCAGAGCTACCCACCGCAAGCCGTGAGCGCCTACCCGCCCGGGATCAGCTATGTGCCGGAGGTGAACAAGATCCGGCCGTTTCAGGCCCGCTTTACCTGGCAACGCCGCCGCTACTCGCTCGGCTACTTCCGCTCGGTACTGGAGGCCGAGCTGGCGCTCAACCGCGTCAGGCGGGAGGCGGCAGAATGGGCAGAGATGCAGCTGCCACCGCCCACACTGCAGCGGGTTCTGGCGCGGCAGGGACGGCAAGCCACACCGTCGCCTCCGGTTGCCCCGGCGGATGAAACGCCCGCGGCTGAGCCGATGCCTGCCCCTCAGCGATCAGGAAGCCCGTCCAGCCCTGCGGCGTGAACCGCGGCGCCAGCAGGATCGCATCGGTGGCCACCAGCGCCAGGGTTGGCGGCGGGTTGGCGTCCTTGCCGGCAGCCTGCAGGGCCCCGTAGAAGGCCAGCGCCCAGGACGGGAACTGCCCGGCGGCGATGAGCGCCAGCATGGCGGCACCAGCCTCAGCAGGCGGCGCATCACCGGGCTGGCGGGGCTTAAACAGGAACAGGTCGTCCAGCTCCGGCACCTTGCCGCCCTCGCGGGTGTGGCAGGCGATCAGCCGCTGATGCAGGTAGGCGATCGGGATCTCGGCGTGGTGCAGCCGGCTCAGCTCGCGGCGTTCGCCTTCCTCGATCGCTTCGAGGATGTAGGTGACGGGGAGTCGGGCGAAGTGGTCGCGGCTGAAGTCTCGATCACCGGGCCAGAGCTCGCGGCATCGCCAGTAGGCGGCGCCCCAGTCGGTGGGCTTTGGGAGTCGGCCGGCCCGAGCTTTCCCAGCGTCTCGACCATGCCCTCGATCAGCTCCTCAGGACTGCGCTGCGGCTGGTTGGCGTTGCGCTCGCTGTCGATGAACGCGGCGATCGCCTGCTGCAGCGGTTGCGGCAGGGTGTCGGTGTCATCAACGGTCCAGGCCTTGCAGCCGGGCAGTCGATGGGCGATGGCGGCGGTGACGGTGCGGCGCACCTGCTGGGCGTAGTCCGCGGCCAGCGTGGCCTGGATCCTGGCCACCAGGTCGGCATGACGCAGGAGGATGCGCTGCTCAGCGGGCTCCAGTGGCACGGGGATGCCGAGACGGGTTGAGAGGCAGCGGATGGCGAGCCGTTGCGCTTCCGTCTCTTCGCTGCCTTCGCTCACCAGTGCATCGGCCAGTCGGGAGGATTCGCGGTAGACAGCAGCCTGGTAGTCGCTGTCGCGGATGTCCACCTCCTCGCCGGCCAGCAGGGAGCCGAAGACGGGAAACTCAAGGCTGCAGGTCTGGCCGTTGATCTCCGCGCTGATGGTGCGCGTCTCGCGCTTGGGCGCGACGACGAAGGGAAGCGATGGCATGGCTGCCGGTGGTGGGGTGCTTCAGGTTTCCGTCAGCGGCTGGCCTTGAACCTCGCCAACCAGACATCTCGGAGCCGCTGCTCCAGCGGGAAGGGCTTGATGCCGGGCACCTGCACGGTGCCGAGCACGGCGGAGGTCCAGGGGCGGGCGGGCCACTGCGAGGCGCTGCCGTCAGCGCGCCGGCGGCGATAGCCCTCATGCACAGCCGTGGCGTAGTTGGCGGACCAGACGAAGCGGGCCGAGTAGGGCCCGGTCATCTGGTAGGTGCCGGACTGACGCAGGTTCCCGATGTCGATGATGTTCCGCGGGCTACCGGCGGTGCCGACCGTGCGCTGCGTGGTGCCAGGCCATGCCCAGGCCTTAGCGGTGAAGCTCTGCTGAAACGCCGCGAACAGCTCGCGCATCGCTGCCTCAGTGGCCTTCTTCGCCGCGTCCTCGGCCCGCCCTTTGAGGCTGCCGTTGACCTTGACGTTGATACTCACGCCACCACCTGCAGCTCGACCGTGATCGCGTCACCAGTGACGGCCCGCAGCTCCGCACCGATGCCGCCGGAGCCAAAGGTGCCTGACAGGCCCTGGATCGTCGCCTCACCCTGCTGCGGGTTGCCGGTCAGTGCCGGCAGGTCCGGCAGGGCACCGAGAAAGCCGGGGCCGCTCATGCCGACCATCAGCCCGTCAGGCGCCAGGCCAGTCTCGTCCCAGGTGAAGGCGGATCGTGCCGCCAGCCAGTCGGTTTCGGCCGGCAGCGTGGCCCAGGCGGTGATGTAACCGGCGAGAATGCGCTTGCTGGGGTCGATCGACGGCGGGCCCGGGGCATCACGGCCGGCGCCCTGCTCCGCCTTGGCGAACGCCTCGATCACCCAGGCGCCTCTGCTGACCGGCAGGCCATCGCGCAGGCTCTCGGGCGCCTCCGCCGGCTGGGGGATCAGCAGGCGGAGATTGGCGTAGGGGGCGAAGTCGGTGGCCATCAGGAGCGCAGCAGCGTCGCCTGGCCACCGTCGGCCCGATCGCTGGCCTTGATGCCGAGCGTCTGCAGGATGCGGCCTTTGAGCAGGGCGACGCGCGCGGCGATCGTCCCGCCAGCAGTGGCATCAGGTCGGCCGCCGCTCTGGTAGCTCACTCGCAGCAGGCTGGTATCCCACTCCAGGACGTCGGCCTTCTTGCGCAGGTCATCGCGCGTGAGGTTGGCTCCTGGTGTCGGCCCTTCGTAGCTCTCGACATTGCCGAGGTGGGCAGTGCCGTCGGCCACCTTGTCGGCCCAGTCGAGCTCCAGGTTTTCCACCTCATCAATCCATGCCTGCACCTGCGCGACGGTCGCGGCGGAGGTGTCGGCCGCGCGGTTGAGGATGCTGGTCAGCTGCGTCAGGTTGTAAGCCGAGACGGGCCAGTTGGCATAGCTGCGGATCAGCTCGCGGTCATCGCGGGTGCTGCCACCGTTGGGCCGCCACAGGGCATTGAGCGTAGGGATTGTGGCCGGCATTTCGGATAGCTGGGCTGCCGTAGGTTGCCGGTTTGGCTTGCACGGTGCGGGCAAGCTGCGGCAGTCATCTGATGGACCATGGCCCGCTCCTACAAACGCGACTCCGGTGGCAGGTTTGCCGGTGGAGGTGGCGGGAGCAAGCCGGCTGCGATGAGCAAGGGCGGTGGGAAGAAAAAGAAGAGGGGCGGCGGTGGATCGTTCGCGCTTAATGCTCCCAAGGGCGGCAAGGGTCGCCGCAGTCCGGCCTGAAGCCCTAAGCCACCAACCGCGACAACCACAGCCGGCCGCTGCCGCTGATGCTTCTATGCAGCGTGCCGGCGACCTTATGGCCGGTCGTGGCACTCATCTCGGTCGCCACCATGCGTAGCGCCTGGCGGGTGACCTCTTCATCGCGGGCGCTCACAGCTGCGTGCAACAGCAGGAACGCCGCGAGGTCTGGCGGTGGGGATGCCATTGCTGCTGCGGTCGCGTAGCGCTACGCTAACGGTTCCCACCACCAGCATTCACATGCTCACCGGCACCGAGCTGCTCGCCAAGATCAAGGACATGGGCGATGCGTCCCGTGCTGACGTCGCCCGCGCCTGCGGCTACGTCAGCACCAAGAAGGACGGCAGCGAGCGGATCAACTTCACCGCCTTTTACGAAGCCATCGTCGACGCCAAAGGCGTCACCCTGGCACCACCTGTTGCCAAGGCCCGCAGCAGCCGCGGCAAGGCACCCAGCTACAAGGCCACCATCAGCGCCAAGGGCATGGTGCCGATCGGCGCGGCCTACACCAGCGAGGCTGGCTGGGGCGGCGGCGACACCGTTGCTATCACGGTCAGCGGCGACACCATCACCCTGACCCGGATCGCCACTGCCTCGGATGAGGCAACCGATGCCCCTGCTGCCGCAGCTGAGGTACCCGCGCCTGTGGTCGTGACCGATCAGGTCATCACGTACGACAGCACGCCCGCCCCTGCTCGCGAGCTGGCGCCGTTCTAGTCGAACAGCGGCACGCTTTCCCGCAGCGTCTCCGCACCTTTTCCGAACAGCCGCCGCTCTGATGCGGTCGGTGTCCTCAAGGCCTGGGCCAGCTCGGCTCGGGCCTTCACCATATCTGGCCCGCGCTCCACAAGCCGCTGCAGCTCAGCGCTCAGCGCATCCTTGCGGTCGCCGTCGGCGGCTCTCTCCACCTGGCCCTGCAGCACCTTGATTCGCTCCTGATGGCGCGCTTCGGCATAGGCCTCAACGCCGCGCTCGTGCTCTTCCTGCCAGCGCTCGGAATCGAGCAGGGTTGAGCGCAGGGCCGGATCAGTCTCAGTGACAGCTTCGTTATTGACTTCTACCAGGACGCACCGGCAGCGAGGATGAAGTGGAACCGTGATCCGATCCACCGGGTAGACGCGCCCATTGCGGCTCGCGCACGTCGGGCAGGTGCGTTCGTCATTGCTGGCCAGGAGGCGCACGTAGGCCACCCCACGCGCTTGTGCCGTCCGCAGGGTGCCATTGCTGTAGGCCGCTGCCAGCTCAGTCCGGGCGATGAGCTCGGCGCGTTGCTCCAGGCCCAATCGCTTGGTGATGCCCTTCGGATCCTTGGCACCCACCAGCGCCTGCCTGATGTCGCGCTCCAACCGACGGGGCCCCCATCCCCTGCTGGCGCCTTCGCTGACGACCTGCACGATCTGATCGCGGAAGCGTGCCGTCTCGCCTTGGATGTAGGCCGATGCCTGCAGCGCCGCGGCGCGGATCGCGTCAGGGTTGGCGCCAGCGAACGGCACTGCGGCATCCGGCCGGCTCACCATGGCGACCAACTCCTGGCCCAGGAACTGCACCTGAGCGGGTGTCGTCGGCCCCATGCCCGGCGCTGGTGTCGGCAGCTGCTGCAGGCGGTTCAGCTCAGAGGCCAGCTCTACACCGAGCGTGGCCGCCTCGCGCAGGTCCTGCTGGTAGCGCACCTGCCACTGCTCCAGCTCGATCGGCGGCAGGAAGCCGGCGGCATCGCGCAGGATGGCGCGGAACTTCGCCGTTGCCTCTGCTGAGGTGTAGCTGCCCGGCCGGCGGATGTACTGCCCGGACGGATCGCGGGACATGGGCCCCAGCGCTTCGAGGTAGAGCGCATAGGACCGCTTCAGGTCCGCGAGGGTGCGTTGCAGGGAGCGCCGCAGCAGGGCCTTGGTGTTGCGGACTGCGCGGCGCTCCAGTTGATCCAGGGCCCTGGCGTAGTCGTCAGCGACACCGACGAGGCGGCGCGGGCCTGGGGTGATCACTCGGCAGCATCCTCGCTGTCGTCGTCATCACCAGCGGAGAGCATGACGTTGATGAGGTCAGCCTTGGCCAGCTCCAGGGCGCAGACCACATCGGCGAGGGTGATCGCTTCATCATCCAGCGCCTGCTCGATCGTGGCGCGGAAGGTCTCGAAGAGTTCGGTCATGGTGGGGAGGGACTGGTCAGCTCAGGTTTCCGTCCGCCATCGGGTCCAGCGGCAACATGCCCAGGTCATTCAGCCCCACCGGATCCGCCGGCTCCGGCACCTCGCGGCGGATCCGCTCCAGCTCGTCCTCGACGCTGCTGGTGGCGGTGTTGATGCCACGCCGCTGCAGGATCTCCACCGCTGACTCCTGGCTCATCAGCTCGACACCACCGGCCAGCTGCTGCAGCTGCGCCACATCCGCAGGCTCCATCGGCCGGTCGTAGATGGTGCTCGACATCTGCAGGCCTGCGCCGGGGCTGAGGGGCTCGCCGGTGAAGGCCACCCACAGCGCGAAGATGCTCTGCATGACGCTGGCCTTCTGGCTGCCGAGCTGCTTGATGCACGCTTCCGTCTGAGCGCTCTCCAAGCCAGCTTGAGTGGCGGTCTTCGTGCCCGAGGAATCGCCGTACAAAAATCCTAGTGTTTGTCGTGCAATTAGCTTCTCAACTTCTTGAATCTGTGCGCGGCTTTCGGCCAGGCTTGATGCTGACGGCTCAGCAAAAGTGAACGATCCGCCTTGATCCAATTCAACGCATGTATTTGGGCCAAGCACAAGCGGTCGGCGGGCTTCGCCAGGCGCAGGCGGAGTGCGCCCGATGACGACAGGAACAGGCAGGCAGCATTTGTGATCCTTCTCGCGCAGATCACTTCGCCGCTGAAAATGCTCCACATTGTGCTCAGCGACCTGTCGCAATGGCAGATCACCACGTCCAAACCCTGCGCCGATGTCGGCTGAATACCAAACCACCGGAACCATCGGCAACGGCTGGCCACCGGGGCCAAGATACGGGCCTTGTTCTTCGATGATTGCCGTGGCCTTACCTTTGCTGTCGGTGTCGATCCTGAACAGGAACCATTCACCCCTGGTGATGACGCGATAGCGAGGCTCACGCTTCACGCCGAACGCGCCGTCGGGAACCTCAACCATCTCCAGAAAGGTGACCAGCTCCAGTTGCTCGACGCCATTGGTGACGCTGGTGCGCCAGTTCAACACCTTCGATCGCGGCCGGAACACCAGGTAGGGGCGGCGTCCCTGTGCGGCTTCGTCCGCAGCGTTGGCGGCAGTGCCGGGCGGCATCTCGACCTGAATGGCGACGCCACCATCCCGCAGGGCCAGGCTGTCGGCGGCCATCCACCAGGAGGTGATGTCGTTGCCCTCCATGTCGATGTTGTCCGCAGCTTGCTCAAAGCTGTCAGGAGGATCGACGAGGTTGAAGCGTGTCAGGACGCCTGCGAATGCTTCGATTGAGCTTCTGAAAAAGTCAGAGAATACAGAGCGCCCTAATCGCGCTTCGTAGGCCTCGGCGGGTTCAGCTGGTTCGCGGGCCAAGTATTTCTCTTTCCGACCACGCAGGCTTTTGTAGACATCATGAACCAGCTCCAAGTCCGCCTCATGCTCGCGCAACTCGGGATGCCGATACGACGGCAACGAGCTGTCGTCTACGGGATGGGTCAGCTTCGTTTCCACGCGCCATTGCCGGTCGTGGTTCAGCTTTCCGGCACCAACGAGAAAGGGGCCTTTCGGCCCCCGTCTCTATTGCCAGGCTGTACCCGACCATGCCACGGCTTGCCGAGCCATGCCCCGCCACGCCTTGCCACACCTTGACCACCTTGCGGCGATCCAATCAGCATAGACCCAGATGGACCAGGCGTGATCCCGCCTCGTGGACGGGTCAGGGGCCTGGGCTCTGTCGGGGTCAGTGTATGGCCACTGCGGTCTCATCGGGCGGCTTCTTTATGTAGCGGCCCCATTGGCTGTGAGTGCCGCCGATTCCGCGAGGTAGTGGCTCGCCGATCATGATTTCGACCGTCTCAACATCATCTACATCGTTGAAACCGTCGTAGTGGTTGTCCAGCACAACCCTTGCCTCCTGCGGCATCTCCTGCAGCTTGGCGATCAGCTCGGCGACGGTCATGGCTCCCCCTTGACCGCCAACACACGGAAAGGATTGTGACCTGAGTCGTTGATGGCTTTAATAATCAACTCGTTACGCGGCAATGGTTCATCGCAGAAGGCAAGTAGATACGCAAGGCCATCAAAAGCAAAGATTTTCACTTTGTAGATGATTGCGCAACCATCGTCTGTCGGGAACCAGATTTGATGCGCTGCAGAGTCATCAAAGATGCGACCGTTCGCCGGGCCGCCGATCAGCAGGCAGGGAGCGGTCATCCCTCCACCCTCGCCGGCAGGAAGCGGGTGCTGGCAGGGAGCCAGTGGGTGTAATGGCTCTGAAGCCCTTTGTCAACGTTTCTCAGTTCCCAATGCCAAACGCCAATAACCTCTTCACCCTTCCATTCGGTTTCACGCTTGGCCTTCAGGCGTATCCGATCAATGCAGCCAACCCAAACCCAGATTGAGGAATCCGGGTGGCCGCTCAAGCAATAGCCATCCTCTGGCCTTGGCTTGCGCTCGGATAGGGGGATGGGCATCGTCGCCGGCTGCGGCTTGGCGGCCAGGGCGGCGCGGGCGCGATCCAGCAGTTCAGTCTCTTCGCAAGAGCGATCATCAAGCCAGCGCCAAAGCTCGTCAGCCAGCTCAGCGCAAAGCTCCCTGTAGTCTTCACTCATCACCATTCCTCCAGTGTGTGGTGGTCACGGGTCGGGTGTCGCAAGCACGCCGGCCCACACAATGCTAGGCGATCAGAGCCATCTGCACCCCAGGCTCCGCCGCGACGACCACCTGCCGGCGTGCGCGCGGCTTGCGCTCCACCGGTACCGCCTCGACGCTCACCAGCTCCAGCTGCAGCACCTCCGACAGCGTGCGGCCCTGCAGCAGCGCCTTGAGGCGGCCATGGAAGGCCTCCAGCTGCCGCATGGGCACCGCCTGCCGATGCGGCCGGCTCCACCAGCTCAGCAGGCTGCCGGCATCGCCGGGGTGCAGGTTGGCCCAGGCCTGCTCGACGAGGCCCTGCAGCGGCGCCAGGCGGTCGGGTTCAACCACCTCCGGCGGCGGGCTGCCATCAAGGCCGTGGGTGTCGTCCAGCGACACGGTGCCGGTCATGCTGGCGAGCATCTCGTCCAGATCCTCCTGGCTCAGGCCCGCCTGCGCGGCGACCTCATGGGCCGGCACGTCGGGGTCCGACAGCAGCCGCTGCACCTTGCCCCAGGCCTCACGCCAGCGGGAGGGGTAGCGGACGGCGTGGCCCTTGTCGCGGAAGTGGTGGAGGATCTCGCCGTTGACGAACGGGCACACCACCGTCGACAGGGCATAGGGTCGCCCGGTGCCCGGGTTGATCCGCTCCGGATCGTAGCGGCGACAGCCGCGGATGAGGCCCATGAACGCCACGGCTTCGAGGTCTTCGTACGGCTGGCCGGTCTTGCGTGACCACCGCCAGGCGGCCTGTCGTGCCAGGCCAAGGTTCGCCTCTACCAGCGCCTCGGAGTGGTTGGTTGGGGGTGGGAAGGTGCTGGTCATGCCTGAGCCTCCGGGGCAGGCCGCAACGCGCAGCGCAGCACCACGCAGGGGCCATCGCGATGCAGCACCTCCAGGATGCGGAAGTCATCGCGGCCGATGCGAAAGCGTTGATCAGGGCCCATGTCAACGACGGGCGAACCATCGCGGCGGTTGAGCTGCACTGTGGCAAAGCAGTAGTGGGCCGTGACCGTTGGCGATGGCTCGCTGGAGAACCAATGCGCGCCACTGGTGGCAATCATGGGAACATTCGGCGACAGATCCTTTTCGTAGCGCTGAACGTCGGTGACGAAGGTCTCCCATTCCTTGCGGTCAAGCGTCGCGGTCATGCCACCTCCTCGTCGTCATCCTCAGCCTCTGGCGGCTCGACGCCCCGCAGCAGCGCCAGGGCCAGCTGCAGCCGCTCGGCATCTTCGACCCACGTCACCAGCTGATCGCGTGGTGCAGTGGCGTCGGCAGTGAGCTGGGCCACCATGTCGCGATGCCCGTCGTGATGCCGCTCGATGATGGCGACCGCCAGGCTGAGGTCATCCGCCGGTGATGGGTTGATCTGCTCGCGCAGCTCCAGCATCTGCCGGAGGTAGTCGCTCCGGGCCTGGAGGGCCAGGAGCTCGTCGGGGGTGTTTGGGGTGTGGGTCATGGCTGCGGCTCCTTCGGTACGACCTGGAGCGGCGCGGGCCAGAAGCCGTGCTTCGTGGGCAGGCCCCCGCAGATGTGCCAGCGCCAGTAATCCCAGCGCCGGAAGCGGCGGGCGCCGCGAATCAAGCGGTTCCACACCGGCGGGCGATCGTCATACATCACCACTTCGCCGGTTTCGAGGTTGCAGGCCATCACAAACTGCAGCTTGCGGCCACGGGCATCGCAGATCATGGCTCCGCGGCCGTAGGCGGCCCAGAACTCCTCGGGGTAGAGCATGGTCACAGCCGTGCCTCCACTTCGACGAGATAGCTGGCCGGCGCTCCCAGGTTGATGAGCGGCTCGACGGAGATGTACGTCACCTTGGCGCCGGTGTCAGCAGAGAACTGCCGCAGCGCACAGGCGATGGTGTGTTCCAGTGCTCCTTTTGCGGCCTTGGCCTCTTCGATGGTCATGGCGGGGATGGTGGGTGGGTGGCATCAGCGGAACCCCGGCACGCCCGACAGCCGGCGCTTGCGCACAGGCTCCGCGAACGGGTCCGCAAGTGCCGGGCCGTCGCTGGCGTGGCCGTAGTGGACGGTGCTTACGCGCATGGGGCCGGTGCCTTGCACGTAGTTGACGGCCTGCGTGGTGCTGTCCACCAGGTCGTCGTAGGTGTCGCCGGGGAACTTCACCAGCTGCGCGGTCAGCGTGCCGGTGAGCGGATGATGGCGCGGGAACCAGATCCGGCCCTGGTTGAACTCCGGTGTCGCGGCATTGGCGCGGGCCACCTTCCCGCCGAGCGGGTTGACGGCATGAACGATGAAGCCAGCGGCGGCTCGCTTCAGGGTGGAGATCACCGCGGGCCCGTTGGCCTTGTCCTCCACCAGCAGCTCCCCAAATCCCCAGGTGGGCCATAGCGCCGCCACGGTGTCCATCGTCGCGGCGAAGTCGAGGCGTTGATTGATCAGGTCCAGCAGCCACAGCCCGGCGGCGTCCTGGCCCCAGAGGGTGAGCGCCACCATGTCGCTGCCGGCGGAGTCCTTGAAGGTGCAGTCGATGCTGGCCAGCTTGCGGGCGAACGACCGCGGCAGGGTCGCATCGCCGAAGTCGCCGGGGCGCTCTGTGGTGCCGTAGAAGCGGAACATCTCCGCGGTGAAGATCGTCCCCTTACCTGGCGTCGGCCGCTGCTGATACAGCGCTTCCCAGTCGCGGGTGGGCGTGTTGAGCCGCTTCTTGCGGGCCCACTCGGCGTCATAGCGGCTGGGGTCCAGCGCCTCGCCGGGCTGCCGGTCGTCCGCCTCGCGGGTCACCAGCGCCGGCAGTGGCTTGATGGTGGGCTCCGCGATCAGTGGCAGGCTGATGACGTGCCACGGCTCGGCGGCGTCGCCATTGCCCTCGCGCTCCAGCTGCTCGACTTGCTGCAGTAGCCAGCCGATCAGGTCCGCTTCGGCCCAGCGGGTGTGGGTGATGAGCTTGATGCCACCGGGTTCCTCCCGGGTGTTGAGCACCGTGGACCACCAGTTGTAGAGCTGCCGCCGGTACGCGGCGCTCTCGGCTTCCTCGCGGCCCTTGATCGGGTCATCCACGTTGAGGAAGTCAGCCGGCAGGCCGGTGCCTTTGCCGACGCCGGCAGCCCAGAATCCGCCCAGGCCACCGGCGGTCTTCCATCGGTCCTTGCCGGTGCTGGAGGGGTGCAGAGCGCCACCAGAGGCCAGGAAGTAATCGCGGGCGGCCTCGCCGAACTCCGCGGCGAGCGTCTGGGTGTTGGCGCCCTGGCCCCAGGTGCGATCGGGGAAGCGGCGGAGGAAGTAACCGGGCAGGAAGCGGCTGAAGATCGTTGACTTGAAGTGCCGCGGTGGCAGCTCGACCATGAGGCGCGGCAGCTCACCATCGACGACACGTTGTGCGATCTCAATTAGGCGTGTGGTGTGGCGGGTGAAGGCGAACGACGGAAAGACGGCAGCGATGTATTCGCCGAAGCTGCGAGTGTAGGGGGCTTGCGGGGTGACGGATTGGATAGACAGCTCCTGCTCGGTCTGAGCATCAAGCCTGTCCAGCAGGCCAAGCGCCAGGTCAGCTGTCGGGCTCATCTTCGCCCTCGGGTAGGCTGCCGCCTTCGGCCCGGATCGCCAGGATCAGGCTCTGCCGCTGCTCAGGTGGCAGGCCAGCGATGGCCCTGATCACCGGCTGCATGGCGGCGGTGACAGCACGGCGCTCAGCGGCAGCATCTGACCAGGTGTCGCGAGTGGTTGGGTGATGGGTGAGCCACCACTGGGCATCGCGTGGATCTTGCGATTCGGTGATGCGCTCAATGGCGCGGATTTCGGCGTTTCCGTGGCCTTCCTGAATGGCCCGCCAGAAGGCGTCGTGCAGATCAGAGCCAGTGCCTTTCTTGGCTACTTCAACCCAACGCTCAACCGTGCGCAGTGGCACTTTGCAGGCATTGGCAACGGTCGGCAGGGCGCCACCGATCTCCGCGATGCGCCGAGCAGTCTCCACATGCCGTTCGGTGATGGTGGAGGGCCTGCCAGCCAAGGGTGATGCGCGAGTGCTGCCACGGTAGCGCAACCGGGGCGGGGTGGCAGCGGGGCACAGCGGTAGCAGGAGGTGCTGCCCGACCTGAACCGTGTGCCCGACCTTTCGGCCCGACCTTAGGGAGGTTGGTCACCGCCGAAAACCCAGTCCCCACCTGCCTTCTCTCTACTACTACCCAACCTACCCAACCTATAATAATAAAAAGGGGGGATAGGGAAGGAAGGGGAGGAGGAAGGGGACGGGGTTGTGTTTCGGGAAAGTCTGCGGAACAGGTTGGGCTTGGGCAGGTCGGGCAGCGAGCGGCAAAACCTAGTCACCGCAGTGGATCTCAGCCGTGCCCGACCCCTTCAGAGGCCTGCCCAACCCCATGAGGTTGACCCGGTTTCGGCACCGTTGCGCTCAGTTTTTGATCCAGACGCGCAGGCGAGCGCCACCGATCGCGATGCGGTTCTGGTCGTAGCCGAGGGCCTTCATGATGTCGGCGACGGCCATCTGATCAGCGCGGGTCTGCCGCTCCAGGGGCTTGAGGACGGCCTTGGTGAGGATGCGTTCGGTGGTGAGTTGGTCAACCCTCGACTCACCGTGCGTGAGCCAGCTGGTGATGGCCTCGACCCATGGAGTGTCGAGCTGGTAGTGCTCGTTCTCCTTGGTGACCTCCGCCGATTGCTCTGCTGAGAGGTAGCTCAGTGCCCCGGCGCGGTAGGCGTGAACAGCTGCAGACCAGATCGCATCGCGTTCGGCCGCGAGGTTTGGCGTGTCGATCGGCTGCGCCTCGGTGCGGGTGGTAGGGATGATCCAGAAGCGGCGATTGCCTGTGTCATCCACCAGCAGACCGGTGGAGCGGTTGGTGCTGCCGACGATGATGCCGCGACGCGGGAAGTTCTCCGTGCTGCGGGCGTAGGGAGCGCGGAAAACGTCGGAGGACTGGGAGAGAAAGGCCTTGACCTGCCCGGCGTGCTTGCGGTTGGTGATGTGGTCAAGTTCGGCCCACTCCATGATCCAGGAGCGGTGGAGCACCATCAGGTCATCCTTGGAGCCGATGTCACGGAGTGAATCGGAGAAGAACGGCCCGCCGAGTGCGGACCAGAATGAGGACTTGCGAGCACCTTGATCACCGGCGAGAACGCAGGCGGTGTCGTGCTTGCTGCCGGGCTCAAACGCACGCTTGACGGCACCGATAAGGGTGGCCTTGAGCATCGCGTCGTAGAGGGTCGGACCGCCTGATGCCGCATCTTCTGGCCGCAGGTAAGCGGTCGCCAGACCGTCGATGTAGACCGGCTCGATGGTGTCAGCGACGCGGTTGAGGTATTCAGTCACCGGGTCGTATTTGTTTTCATAGGCCACCTGCATCAGGCAGTCAACGGCGAGATCCTTGGTGACCTTGAAGTTGCGCTGCTCGGCGAGGACAAGATAGAAGCGTTCGATACCTTCGATCGGCTGGCCGTTGACTTCGATTGACTGGGTAAAGACGTTCCAGCGGATCGGCACATCAGCAGCATTAGCCCGCAGGTAGCGGAGCAGATCAGCCGCCTCCAGCTTGATCGGCTTGTCACTGATCGGCGCCGCCGCCTGCTCACGCTCAGGTTCTGCCTCCTGGCCCTTCCGCTTGCGCTGCGGCCGCTTGCGCTCCGAGGTCGGCCGCTGCTGTTGCCTGGTGTGGAAGGCCAGCCGCGACAGGAGCTGATCCAGCGGTGTGCCGGGATGTGGGTTGCGGTCTGCGGCGCCTTTGAACCGCCGCCACGCCTTGCGGGTGTCAAAGTCCTTGGCCTTGCCGCGTGCGGCGTTGATGTGCTGCTCAAAAGCCTGCTCGGCCGTGATGTCCGGCTGATGGCCCTGGGCGCGGATCCAGGCCTCGGTGCCAACGAGATCCAGCGAGAGGGTGAGCTGGTCATCGTTCCAGCTGCCAGGTGTGCCGCCGTCCTCGCACAGCTCGCGGGAGGCGCGCGTGACCATCTGCAGCAACGGGATGGGCCCGGCGGTGCCGACCGGCTGCGTGATCGCCAGCAGCGGCTCACGGACAGGTTCCGGGTCGTGCAGGAGCAGCTCGATCAGGGCGGTGGGCGCCTCGGCGATCGGCAGGTCTGCGGGGCTGCGGTCCTTAAGCCAGTGGTAACCGCTGGTCTCTGGGTGAGCGCCGATGACGACGGAGAAGTGCCCGGTCCAGCGAAGGTCCAGCTGCTCGGCCTTGCCGTCGGCGTCGAGTTTGCCGGTCTTGAAGACGCGGCGCCCACGCATGGCGGACCAGAACTGCTCAGGGACGCGGTAGAGGATCTGGAAGCGGCCGTCCTTGCCGGAGGTGACACCAACAGAGGGCGGCAGGCTGCTGAGCGGCAGGCCGAGGCGTTCGAGCTCGGCGGTGGCGCTGATGCCGTCGTGGTCGACGAACAGGAGGCCGCCGGAGGCAGGGCCGGCGATGGCACCGATGGCCTTGGCGTTGCCGGCACGGATCTCAGCGGCGGCCGCCTGCTTGGTGAGTGGGTTGCGCTGCCAGGCGTTGTGGTAGGCACGCTTGTTGCCATCAACGGCCACAAGGCCCCACTCATCGGGCAGCGCCCGGAGGAGGGTGAGGAGGCTCATGGTTGAGGTGCCCCCTCAATCCAAGCGAATGTCTGCTGAACGCGGCGAGGGATCTTGACGGCGCCGTTCCTGAAATTGCAGGTATGAGCAAAGCCGCGGGCCCTGAGGTAGAAATAGCAGTGAACGTTTGGCTCCTCAGTGCCGCGCCAGGCTGGGGGCGACCAGGCCGGCGGCTCCTCTGCCGGCTCGCGAAGGAAGAGGGACTCGCCGTTAGAGCGGAATCCAGCCCAGTCCCTGCTAAAGCCAAGCACGCGAAACATGCCGTAATCGGGAAGGCCGTTCAGTAGCAGAACGATGTGCTGCGGATTGGCAACTGCAAAAGCGTTGGCCTTTTCGCTTGAATTGCCGTAGGGCTTCACTTCGCAGTAGACCGAATCCCAGAGCAGGAAGTCCGGCAGGTAGGACCGGCCATCAGGGAGTTTTACGGCGTGCGGTTCGTATTGCCAAGGGATGCCTGAGCAGCAAAAGAAAACGGCCCATCTGGCTTCGAGCTGACTGCGGAAGTTGCAGTCGTATGCGCGTGTTGGTGTAGCGGCCAGGCGATAGCCTGGAGGGGGAGATTGGCGTTCCATCAGGCCGAACGCCCGACGGCTTCCATGTCCTGCTCGACCAGCTTGCGGACGTAGGCGGCCCTGCTAACCCGCTGAGAGACACCGGTCAGCTCGCGGGCCCTGCGGTCGAGGTGCTCGACCATTTCGGCCGGCATCTCAAGGTTGATCTGCCGCCGACCGGGCGGGAGCGGGTGGGTTGCCATGTGGCTGCGTGTCGCTGACGCTGCTACTGTAGCGGGGCCGTGGCGCTACGCTACGGGAGCAACCCACCACACCAGCATTCCGCCCATGACCCCATTACCCCGGCCCGTGTGGCCTAGCTCGGCGCTTCTCGGCCCCATGCAAGCCGACGGCACCATTGACGCCGGCATCGTCTCCTACCAGCCAGCCCAGTACCGCCAACCCCGCCGCATCACCCAGCTCTGCGGCAGCGCCGAGGGCATCCATGCCCTGTGCGACGACGGCAGCGTGTGGCACCTGATCGGCGGCGTGTGGTGCCCCGAGCCGGGTATTCCGCAGCGGCAGATGGGAGGGGACGACGCATGATCACCACCCACTGGATCAACCTCACCAACGGCCTGCAGGCGATCCGCGACTACGGCCTGACCGACTGGCGAGCGCTCCGGCTGCAGTCGACCTGGTGCGAGCAGAAGCGCTGGGAGGACGTGCTGGCCAGCGTGCCGGATGAGATGCTGCTGCGCCTGGCACTGGGCCAGGAGTGCCGCGTCTACGACTACGGCGCCCGCAAGCCACAGAGCCGCGCCTGCTGGCAGGGCCTGGAGTGGGTCCGCTATGCGCTGACGCGCCGCTGGACCGGCGAGCTGCTGCAGCCGGTGGGCCGCGCGGCAAGCATGGCCGGCTACCTGGACCAGCAGTATCAGCGCCTGAGTGACCGGACCCTCCGCCGGCTCGACTATTACGCCACCGCGGCGGGGTCACCGGGCCGGCCGGTGCTGACGGCGGTGTGCGGGCCGACCGAGCGGGACGGGGATCGGGAGTGGCTGTTCAGTGCCCTGCGGGGTGTGGAGGTGGTGGCGTGAGCAACTACCAGCAGTTCCTCTCCGAGAAGGTCCGCATGGCACCGCGGGCCGGTTTTGACGTGGCGCCGGATGATGTACATCAGATCCTGCTGCCCCATCAGCGCGATGCCGTGCGGTGGGCCTGCGCTGGTGGCCGCCGTGCGCTGTTCGAGGCGTTCGGCCTCGGCAAGTCGGTGCAGCAGATCGAGATCCTGCGCCTGTGCCGGCTGCAGTCATCGGGGCCGGCGCTGATCGTGGTGCCGCTCGGTGTGCGTCAGGAGTTCCGCCGTGATGCGGCGATGCTCGGCGTGCAGACGCGGTTTATCCGCACCGATGCGGAGGTGGATCCTGAGTTTGATGGCATCCACCTGACCAACTACGAATCGGTCCGCGATGACAAGCTGGACCCGGCGCAGTTCATCGCCGCCAGCCTTGATGAAGCGTCGGTGCTGCGATCGTTTGGCAGCAAGACGTATCAGACGTTCCTGGACAAGTTCCGCGATGTTCGCTACCGCTTCGTTGCGACGGCGACGCCATCACCGAACCGCTATAAGGAGCTGATTCACTACGCCGGCTTTCTCGGCGTGATGGATACCGGACAGGCGCTGACCAGGTGGTTCAAGCGCGACAGCACGCAGGCGAACAACCTGACGCTTTATCCGCACAAGGAGCGTGAGTTCTGGCTGTGGATGGCGAGCTGGGCGCTGTTCCTGCAGCGGCCGTCGGATCTGGGCTACAGCGACGACGGCTACAGCCTGCCTGACATCAAGGTGCATTATGTCGAGGTCGAGGTTGACCACGGCACCGCTGAGCCGGACCGCGATGGGCAGGGGAACTTGTTTCGTGATGCAGCGCTGGGTGTCACGTCTGCCAGCCGCGAGAAGCGCCACACGCTGACCGCGAGGGTGGATGCAGCGGCTCAGATCGTGGATGCCCATCCGGGCAGTCACTGGATCCTGTGGCATGACCTGGAAACGGAACGGCACGCGATCCAGAAGGCAATCCCTGAGGCCGTCAGCATCTACGGCAGTCAGGATCTGGACCTGCGCGAGCAGGCAGTGATCGACTTCTCGGAGGGCAAGTTCCCGATCCTGTCAGCTAAGCCTGTGATTGCCGGCAGTGGCTGCAACTTCCAGCGCCACTGCCACCGTGCGATCTATGTAGGCATCGGCTTCAAGTTCAACGACTTCATCCAATCGCTACACCGCATCCAGCGATTCCAGCAAAGCAAGCCTGTCGAGGTGTGGATCATCTACGCCGAGTCGGAGCGCGTGGTGCTGAAGACGTTGCTGGAGAAGTGGGAGCGTCACAAAATCATGGTGGAACAAATGAGCGAGATCATCCGCGAGCATGGCCTAAGCCAGGCGGCGATGGCCAGCATCCTGACCCGTTCGATCGGTGTGGAGCGCATCGAGGCGAGCGGCAATGGCTGGATCGTCGCAAACAATGATTGCGTCGAAGAGTCCAAGCTGATCGCTGCTGACAGCGTGGGGCTGATCGTCACGTCAATCCCGTTCAGCAACCACTACGAATACAGCCCGAGCTACAACGACTTCGGCCACACGGACAACAACGATCACTTCTGGCGCCAGATGGATTATCTGACGCCTGAGCTGCTGCGAATCTTGAAGCCGGGTCGGATTGCTGCGATCCACGTTAAGGACCGCATTCAGTTCGGCAATGTCACCGGCGCAGGTTTGCCAACGGTGAGCCCATTCCATGCGGAGACAATCTTTCACTACCGCAAGCATGGGTTCGACTTCATTGGCCTGATCACGGTCGTCACTGACGTGGTGAGAGAGAACAATCAGACCTATCGGCTGGGTTGGTCTGAGCAATGCAAGGACGGCTCGAAGATGGGCGTCGGATCACCTGAGTACATCGTGCTGATGCACAAGCCGCAGACCGATCGCACGCGCGGGTATGCGGATGAGCCGGTGAAGAAGTCGAAAGACGACTACAGCCGAGCACGTTGGCAGACCGATGCCCATGCGTTCTGGCGCAGCAGCGGCAATCGCAGCCTGACACCGGATGAGCTGTCGCAGCTTGGCCCTGATCAGTTGGCCAAGATCTACACCGCCTACAGCCTGGCTGAGATCTATGACCATGAAGCGCATGTGCACATCGGCGAAGAACTCGACGGTCGCAGCTGCCTGCCATCAACGTTTATGTCGCTGGCGCCAGGAAGCCACGCAGATCATGTCTGGCATGACGTGAACCGGATGTTGACGCTGAACGGCGAGCAGACGAAGCGGGGCCTGGAGAACCACATTTGCCCACTTCAGTTCGACATTGTTGACCGTCTGATCCGTCGCTACAGCAACGAAGGCGATCTGGTGTTTGATCCGTTCGGCGGTCTGTTCACGGTGCCATTCAGAGCGCTGCATCTGGGCCGCAAAGGTCGCGCTGCGGAGCTTTCGACGGCGTACTTCATGGACGGCGTGAAGTATCTGCAGGCGGCCGAGCACAAGGTATCAATGCCGTCGCTGTTTGATGTTGCGGAGGTGGCAGCGTGACCCGCCTCGGCATCCTCCTAGCCCTGTTGCCGGCGCTCTGCTGGCCCTGGCAGCTGCGTGATCCATGCGGGCCGATTGGTGAGGCGTGGCAGCAGTGCGCAGCGCATCACCAGGGTGAGCATCAGCAGCCCGAACCTGAACAGAACTGACCTTCATTCCTTCATCTGAACGACCATGACTTTGATCCCCCGTTTCCTCATCACTGAAGCCGCTGACAGCATCACCGGCACCAACTTCTACGACTCGATCGCCAGCCTCGGCGGCAACGACACCATCAACGGCCTGGCCGGCAACGACCACCTGGACGGCGGCGCTGGTGACGACTGGCTGGATGGCGGCACCGGCAACGACACCCTGCTGGGCGGCAGCGGTAACGACACCCTGATCGGTGGCGATGGCGATGACCTGTTGAGCGGCGGGCAGGGCGACGACCTGCTCTGCGGCCTGGCGGGCCACGACACCCTCGTCGGCGGCAGCGGCAACGACAGCCTCGGCGGCGGTACCGGCAACGATCGCCTGCAGGGTGGCGCCGGCAATGACCTGCTCCAGGGCGGGCAGGGCGATGACCTGCTGATCGGCCATGCGGGATTTTCAGCTGCTGGCGAACTGGACACCCTCGTCGGCGGGGGTGGCGCCGATGTGTTCGACGTGGCAGCCGGCTACATGGGGGCCGGCTATGCGCTGATCCTCGATTTCAGGCCCACCGAGGGCGACCGGCTGAAGCTGGCGCATGGGCCTCAGTACCGCTACGAGCAGTCCGGCGGGGCAACAGGCATCTACGCAGGCGCCGATCTGGTCGCCGTGGCCAACGATGCTGCGCTGGGGTCCGGCATCATCACCAACGCGACGCCGTGGGCGATCATCTGACCGCTGCACAGGAGCAAACCACTAACACTGAGGCTATGAACGACGAGATCACTGTTTATTGCGTGAAATACGCCCTGACCGTGGGCATTGTGCAGTATCAAGGCTCGCTATTGAAGAGTGGAAACTTCTACGGCAAACCGGCTTCCGGTTTGGGTCACTCTTGCGCTCTTGTCCTTGGCAAAAAAGAGTTCTGCTACACCATTGAAGATGCGATGAGGCTGGCTGAGGAGGTCCGCACTCGAAAGATCGCCTCACTGGAAAAGCAGCTCGCAAAGGTTCGCAGTATGACCATCAAAGTCAAGCAGCCCTAGACCATCCCACTAACACCATGGAACAACTACACCCGGTTCTGCCGACACAAGAACAGCTCAAGCAATGGGAAGACGACTGGCACAACGAGCGCGAGCACGCTGATGTCCTGCTGATTCAAGCCTTTCAAGCAGGCGCTGACGCCGAGCTGGAGGCGTGCTGCGAGTGGGTAGACGACGCCACCGCCCCCGAAGGATATGAACTTCGCGCCGCCCGCCGCCCGAAGCCTCCGAGCTTGAAGCAGCAGGCTTGCAACGCTCTGCGAAACTCTCATTTAGAGGAAAGTGTCACTACCGGCACTTCCTACCTCTGCCTGGATGCCGACGCCGAGCTTGTCATCCGCCGCGCCCTTAAGGCGCTGCCTGACTGACCACCACTGGACTATTCCGATCATCTTCTCTAGTGATGGCCAAACAGAAAATCCTTGAACTTCCACCGTATGAGCGACTGCATAGCCTCTTTGAGGTTGTGCCCGTCACTAAGATTGGCGTTGACAGTGGACTTCTGTGGCGAATCTCTCCCTGCTCCAGCATCAAGGCTGGATCCGTTGCCGGCACAAGAGCTGCAAATACTAAGCAGGCTGGCAGGTTCGACTGGCGAGTAGCGATCAGCTTTCAGAAGTTCCAAGTTGCGCGGATCATTTACAAGATGGTCCACGGCGTTGATCCAATGGATCTGACAATAGATCACTTGGATGGAAACTCGCAGAACAACAACATTGCCAATCTCGCCCTGGCCACTCGGCATCACCAAGGGCTAAATCAGCGACTTAGGAGCGACAACACTTCTGGCGTTCGCGGCGTTTCTCTTCACAGAGACGGCTGGACAGCTCAGATAGGTATCAACAACAAGCTGATTCGTCTTGGCTGCTTCAAGTGCAAGAAGAAAGCAGCTCTTGCTTACAACGAAGCGTTGCGAAAACGATGCTTGCTGAGGTACGAGCGATTGCATAACAGAATCGAAAGCATTGCTTGCGACTGTGATCAATGCACCGCTGGACCATTCGAGAACACTGCCCCCGAGGCCGAGAATGCCTGACCCCAACCCCACCGCCCGCGCCATGGTGGCGGCCTTCGACGCCCGCTACGAACTGTGCGGCCCGTTTGACGACAACTGGCAGGAGGTCTGCCTGGCGGATGCGTTGCAGGTGCTGGCGGATCAGATCGAGCACCACTGGGATGGCGCCGAGTGCTTCGACTACGTGCAGCGCCTCGCCGCCGAGCTGGAGGCCCAACCATGACCACCCTTTCCCCCGCCGCGCAGGCGATCAAAGCCGCCATGCTGGCCACCTACGACAGTCGCGTCCGCCGCGATGACGCCCTCTGGCGCCTGGAGCAGCCCGGCGCTGTCTCCGCCCTCCGCGCCCTAGCCGACCACCACCCATCACCCATCACCCTGGGCCAGCCGATCGACCACTGGCACCCCGACGAGCGCACCCGCCAGGAGTTGCGGAACATCGCCGCCGAGCTGGCCGGTGAGCCCACTGACATCACCACGGAGACGACTGATGACTGATCTTCAATCTGTGCTGCTTTTTGCAGTTGCTTGTCTTGCTATCACTGCTTGGTTTTTCAAATGACCGACCTGCACGCCCTGATCCACCGCATGGCGGACGAGCTGGATCTCTACCACCAACACGTTCAGGACGATCGCATGGCCCGGCACTCCCTCGCCGCCGAAGCCCGCGCCGCCCTGGCCGCCGAGCCGGTGGGGGAGGGGGTGACGCCCGACTACATCGACCCCGAGCACACCGGAGCCGACCGGGACATGCTGGAGGTGTTCTATTCCGCCTGCCGGGGTGAGGGTGGCACTGCCGATGAGATCCACCTGCGGGGCCTCCGCGCCGTCCTGGCCCGCTGGGGCCGCC